GATGAGGCCGGAATCGAAAAGAGCATGAACAGAATCGCCGATGTCGTTGCGAAATCCACGAACATGGCGAACATGGACATGAATATGTGGTTCGAAGCTGCAAAACAGGGCGCGAGCGCGTTCACGAGCTTCGGCGGAACTGTCGAAGAGTTCTCTGCAATTACAGGAATCCTTGCCAATTCGGGAGTAAAAGGAAGCGCGGGCGGAACTGCAATCAGAAACATAATGCTCGGGCTTTCAGGAACGACAGAACCTGCAAGAAAAGCAATCGCCGCGCTCGGAATAGACGTTTACGACTCGCAGGGGAAAATGCGGCCATTCGCGGATTTGATTGAGCAGCTGTCAAAAGGGCTTTCAGGATTGGGAGACGAAGCAAAGGCGGATTACCTTTCGAGCTTGTTCGGAAAAGAAAACATCAGCTCCGCTCTTCTTTTAGTGCAGGAAGGGGCGGACAAAATCAGGGAATACACAGCGGCATTAGAGGAAGCAGGCGGCGTGTCGGAATCTATCGCACGCGCTCAGGAAAAATCGCTTTCGGGTCAGTTTGCCGCGCTCTCATCCGCAATCGAGGCGAAACAGCTCCAGTTCGGAGAAGCATTGGCAAACTCGGGCGGTCTTTCAGTCCTTCAGAAATTCATCAGCATAATACAGGGGTTTGATTTCGCCCCGATGGTGAGCGTTTTCTCGGCCGCATTCGAAAAGGTCGGCGAAATCGTTCTGACAACGGTCGAATACCTGAAAGAATACACCGATGTCGGAACTGCCATGAATTTCGGCTCAATCGTCCAGACTATCGAAAGAATCGACATAATCCCGATTGTGCGCGGTCTTGGAGAAGCGATAGAGAAAATCAGGAACTTCTTCGCGCTCCTTGTCGAGCATCACGATTTGGTGATTATGATTGCGAAAGCATGGCTCGGAATGAAAGTCGCGATGATGGGATTAGCTCCAGCCGTCCAAGTCGTCCAGACATTTGCGCCGGCTCTCAACGGAATCGCGCAGGGTGCTGGAATTGCGGTGAACAATCTCCGAGGAATGAGCGAAGCTGCGACCGCCGCCGCAAATGCCGCTTCGCCCCTCGGGAAAGTATTCGGAAAAGCATTCACGGGAATCGGCTCTGTCGCTGGAAAGGCGGGCGGTGCAATCGCGACGGCATTCAAGACCGTGGCAAGCGTCCTTGTCACTGCAACGGCGGCGGCGTGGGGCTTTATCGCTCCGATTCTCGCAAACCCTCTTACATGGATTGTTCTCGCAATTGTCGCGGCTGTCGCTCTTTTGGCATTCGGAATCTACGAGCTCGTGAAGCATTGGGACGAAGTGAGCGCGGCGGTAGTCCGATTCGCTACGGCCGTGAAAGAATGGTTCATTGCAGTGTGGGAAAAAGCAAAGACAATAGCGATTGCGGCATTCACAGCTATCCGCGACTGGTTCTCTTCAGTTTGGGAATCGATAAAGACTACGGCAATCACAGTATTCACCGAGGTTCGTGACTGGTTCACTTCCATTTGGGAAGCTCTGAAGATTGTTACGACAGCCGCAATCATCGTAATAACCGAATTCTTCTCCACTGCATGGGAAAACACTAAGAATGTCGTATCAGTGATTTTCAGCGCGATAGGAAACTTCTTCGTTTCGGTTTGGGAGACTGCGAAATCGGCTGTCTTTGCGGTCTGGAACGGAATCACCTCGTTCATTCAGGGGAAAATCGACCTTGTGAAAAACGCAATCTCCCTAATCGGGACCGTATGGAACAACCTCACGAGCATATTCCAGTCGGGCGGATTCATAGGCGTGCTCAAATCAATCGGAAGCACAATCGCAAGTTTCTGGCTTGCACCGATTGAGAAGATGCTTTCGCTTCTGTCTAACCTTCCGCTCGTCGGCGACAAGTTCAAAGGAATGCAGTCTGCCGTTTCGGGGATTCGCTCGAATCTCATATCCGGCAGCGTGCTCAACGCACCGCCAACAAGGACGGATGCCGAAGTCTCAAGGTATTCCGAGAGCGTGAACACGTCCCGTGTGGAGCTCACGCTTCCGCAGGGCGTGAACGCAAGCGCAACAGGAATTGTCGCGCCAGGCGTTACCGTGAACCGGAAAGCAAGCTAATCGCAAGGAGTTTATAAAATGGATCCAAAATCAATGGACATAATTTCGACGGTGATTTATCTGCTTCCGATAGCAGGGCTCATCTGGAAAGCCGCGCTGCAATCGGCTGAGCTGAAAGAGCTGAGGAAGGACGTGGACGAGAACATCGCAAAATTCTGCAAAGACCATCGGAACATGGAAGACAGAATCGAGCATGAACGGCTTGCGACCGACAGCTCAATTTCGACGATACTGAACAGCCTGCACAAAATAGAGCTTGCAATCACCAGAATCGAAGCGACTGTGGAAGCACAGAAGGAGAAAAACGATGACAGATGAAGAAAACACAACGGAAGTCGCAACTGAAACAACCGGCTGCGAAAAAGCATTGTCGGCGAAAGGAATCAGCAAGATTTTCAAGTTCGTTTCCGCGCTCGGAATCATCACTTGCGCTGTTCTCAAATGGCTTGGCTTTATGAGTGGCGCGACAATCGGCGAAATCTGCCTTGCATGGAGCGTCGTCTACGGGCTCGGAGCTGGAACAATCGACCTGAATCTCATGCTCGATAAGTTCTCGCTCAGGAATTAAATCGGAAAAAGCCTCGTTGAGGTTTTATATATTGTTTTTACTGCTGTTTTCACAAAATAGCGGAAAGATTTTCTGTAGAAGTGTAGCGGCAGCGGTTGCCGAGGATTCCGAAAGGTTCGTTGGAAATCGGAATCCTGAAAGCCGCAATTTTTACCTCTGAATAATTTCATAAAAGCAAACGGCACTACTTATGAAAGTAGTGCCGTTTGCTTTTCCAGTTGACAGTTTTTCACTGAAATTCTTCGTCGAATTTCTGCGCGAAGATTGTAGGAATCATGTCGGCGGCGGCAAATGCGGACGGCGCAAGCCATTCTTTTTTCGGCGTGGTCGTGGACTTGAACTTCATGTTCAGGATTGGAGTCGCGACGAAAGCGCGGTTGTCTTTGCGCGGATTGAAGCGTTTGACCTTGAAAATCGTGTCGTTGATTCTGATGAACCCTTTGTTCTTGGAAGCCTCGAACGCTGCCGACATCAAATCCTGCTTTGTTGGCGATTTTCTTTTTACGAACCCGCTTTTGATTTTCCCGTACTGGAACGCCCTTGAGACGAGCCCTTTGTTCGTTCCGCCCCTTCGCGCTTTCGTGTTCGGGATAATCAGGTTCGAACCTGTCGGGCTTTTCTTTTCGCCTCCAGTTTCCTGTCGTGCCATGTATTCCGCGCGGTCAAGGATTCCCACGGAGCTTTTCACGTCGGAAAGATTCCTGACGCTTGCAGGGCACTGCGTGAACCGCACCGAATTGACGGTGAAGCGGTTCCTTAGTGTGAAGTCGCTTTCGATTTTCGCGATTGCGTTTTTTCTTGCGACTGCTGCAACGATATTCACCGTGTTCTTTCCGGCGGAAAACATTTTCTTCTTCATGTCTTCCGTGACTTCGCGCAACGAGCTTAAAACAATCATCGGCTTTTCCTCCTTGCTCTCATTCTAAATCATTATGTTGCAGATGTTGCAACATAACAAAAAAAAGAATACGCAAACACGCATAATCAGAAAAGCGATTATTCATGTTTGCGTATTCTATTTTTCCGTTTTCCGTATAGTCATATTCCGCATGATGCCCAAAAATTAAGGCATGGGAATGCTTTTAGATGAGTCTGGCGAAATTGCCGGAATGGACATGAGAACCTATTACTCGAACCAGCTTGAGAACGACAAATATCTTCTCAACCAAATCGACAAAGCCATCAATGTTCTGATGGTCAGGATTCAGACCTCGGAAGGCGTGGGAGAATACACGATTGACACGGGGCAGGACAGGCAGACCGTGAAGACGAGCGACATTTCGTATCTGCAAAACTGGAAGAAGTCGCTGCTTGCGGAAATTGATTCGCTTTCTAGGGCGTTGTATGGCCCATCTAATTGGACTCAGGTTGTTCCGGGGTATTAATAATGGCAGAAGAAAAATCAGTAAAAAATTATTCGGCATATCTAAAAAAAATCGTCATGGACTCGTTCCGCGATTATTGGGACGGCTCCAAGTTCACGGGTTCGCTCGGCCCTGTCTCTGAATCGACTTTCGTTGACTATTGGACGCTTCGCAGGCGGTCGCTCAATCTTTTCAAAACGAACATTTATGCGCGTGGCGTTATCCGCCGCCTTGTCTGGAACGAAATCAACACGGGACTTGTCGCAACTCCGACTCCGAGGGCTTCCGTTCTCTTTCCGAACAAGGACGCGCTCGAAAGCGAGAATGAAGCTGTGGAGTGGGGCGAGAAAATCGCCGCCCAGTTCGATTTGTATTCGTCCACGCCTTCCGTTTTTGATTGGGGCAAGAAAGACACTTTCGGCTCTTTTCAGGAAAAGGTGCGGCTTGAGTCGCTCATTTGCGGTGACGGAATAATCATCTCAAGAATCGACAAAGAGACAGGTCTTCCGCGCTGGCAGTGGGTGAACGGGAACCACATCAGAACGCCCGACGTGCAGAACTTAAAAGAGAACCATTACATCCGGCACGGCGTTGAATTCGACAAATGGGGAAAGCGCGTCGCATATTACGTCCAGAGCGAAGTGAACGGGGAGTATTCATACGAGCGGATTCCTGTTCGAGCTGAAAGGTCGGGCCGTCTTGTGTCGTGGATGGTGTACGGCAGCGAGCATTTCATCGATGACGTTCGCGGCGAGCCTTTCCTTTCCGATTCGATTTACATGCTCAAGGATTTGGACAGGACGCGGGATGCGGAAGTTCGCGCCGCACTCGTGAACGCGATGATTCCGCTTTTCATAGAGGAAGCTCCGCAAACGATTGCGATTCCTCGTCCTAGCGGCGGTATTGGCGGCGCAACTCTTGCTTCCGTGAATCCTGCGATTCCGTCGATTCCGCAAAGCCAGGGATTGCCGCCTGGTTACGATGTTCTGCCTCCGACAAACCAAATCGACATCATGAATCCCGGAACGATTTACAAGACACCGACAGGCGGAAAGATTACGAGCTTCCAGACGAATCGCCCGAACGTGAACTATTCGACGTTCGAAAAGTCGGTGATTGCGACGCTCGCATGGAGTCACGGATTGCCGCCTGAAATCCTCATGCTTGAGTTTCAGGGTAGCTATTCGGCTTCAAGGCAGGCGAACAACGAATTTGAAGTCTATCTCAAAAGATTCACGCAGCGTTTCTCGGAAGCCGTCACGCGTCCGATTTACGACGAGTTTTTCGACCAGATGGTTCTGACAGGTGCTCTTTCTCTTCCTGGATTCGCGAAGGCGATGATGAGCGGCGACTGGAAGACGATTGAGGCTTGGAAAGGTTGCGCGTGGACAGGACTTTCTCGGCCGAGCGTTGACAGGCTCAAAGAGGCAAATGCTTCTGTCGTCCTTTTGGACAGCGGCTTGACGACTTACGACATCGAATCGAGACGGCATTCCGGGCTCGGATTCATTCAGACGATGATGGCGATTAAGCGCGAAAAGGATTTGATGGACAGAATGGGGTTCACTCCGAAGACAATGGAGAACAACAACGGCGAACCGGCATATCAGAACACGGCGGAAAACGACGATGAAAACGAGGGGGAACAGGAAAAATGAATGGAAGTTTGCTTTTAGCTGTGAAAATTCTGCTTGTGTTTGTACTGATATTAATAATTGCAGTCATTATTTGCGCATTCGTCATAAAGAGCCTGAAACAGTCCAAGTATCTGCTCGAAGGCATGAATGCCGCGCTTGAGTACGAGCGGGATGTATATGCGAAGCAGGTTCGGAGACTTACGCAGGCTGAAAAAATCACAAGCGACAACAGGAGGGAAAGCGATGAGAAAATTGAGAGTCTTCATTCCGGCGATGCTGTTGATAATGCTCTTGCCGGCTTGTCGAACGGCAAAAGTTGAATATGTAGAAAAGCCTGTCGTCCCTGAAATCGTCTTTCCGATTTTTCCGACGCTGACGGATGCGACTCGGAACAGGGAAGAGCACACTGTTTCCGTGCCGGAAGACTGGATTGTCCGCCTTGAGGAATACAGAATCCGAATCAGCGAGACGGAGAAGGATTACAAAGAGTTGAAAACGCTTTACGAAAGCGAAGGAGTAAAAAAATGAGCAAAAAAACGTTCAATCTTGTTATGGGAATCGTCGGCGGTGCAGCTGCGATTGTAAGCGCGGTCGTGACATATGCTCAGCCCGTGTATGCGGTTCAGATTGTCGCGGCTATCGGAATCGTCTCGACTGCCGCAAGCGAAGTCTGTTCGCTTTTCGTGAAGGCGGAATAAATGGGGCTTCCGAAAGAAAAATACATCGGTTTTCAGTCCAGGCTTGCCAAGCACGCTCTTTTCCTGCAGAACATGGG